GTCCAATGTCACTTCAAAATAATCATTATTACCTGTTAGCTTATTCTTAGGAGCATAGACATACCGCTTATCTGGTTCTCCTGCCACACGTCCTATCATGAGGATGCCGTCAGCCGCTCCCTGTGCCCCTGTCTTGCTTCCATAAAGGTGAGACATGGGAGGGTAGCGTACCCCCTCTGCACCTCCGTCTAGCTGATTAGAAGCAAGCACAGGGCATACGTGCTTGGCTATCTCTCGTGCCTTCTCACACTTCTTACGGAATAGCTCTGCTTCAAGAGCATCGGAAGCCTCTGAATCTACTTTGTAGAGTTGGTCGATTACTACCAAGCCTGGATTATATTTCTCTAAGGCTTCTTCAATAACGGACCATGAATGACAATCGTCTATTAGTATAATTCTATCTTCTCCGTACTTACGGTGGAATCTACGTAATGCCTCTACCTTATTCTCTTCAATCCACGTACTGGTTACTCCTAAACCAGTGGATAAAAGACGACTAAGCACTCGTCTGCTGTGTTCTTCGTTGTTAAACCATAGGACACTCTTGCCAGGGTCGAGCTGTAGCGAGATATTGACTGCCTCTTGAGCGAGGAGTGTAGTTTTTCCACCATCTGGTCTAGCTGCGACAAATATGAAGTCATTTCCGAGAGTTCCGAATATCGAAGTGAGCGCGGGCAGCTTAAAATTATAGCCAGCGGTAGCTCCTGTGAGGATGGAACGTACAAGCGAGACAGACTTAACCCCTTCTCCAACTCTTCCGGCTCGGTTAGAAGTATCCAAGTATTTTTGACGAACATTCTCTATTTCACTCCATTTAGATTTTCCTTCTGCTACTTTCTCTGCCGCTTCAATCATCTTCTCTGCAAACATTTTATCAATAAACATTTGCATTACTTCTTCGCTTATTGGAAGAGATTCTGAATCATTAAGCGTATCGCATATAGATTGGATAAGTACCAGATTCTTATTGCCAGGATTTTCGATTGAATATTGCAGACGAAAATCAGGCCATGAAACTTTATCTTTAGTAGGATTCTTCTCATAATAGCTAGGAACATATTGCAGTAAAGTCCATACCTCTTCCGTTACAAATTCTTTCTTAATAAATTTAATTCCTTGCTTATAAATTTCTTTCTGTGAAAGAAATCTAATTACATCTAGCAGCATCTAGTACCTCTTGTAATTCTTTATGGCTATATTTTTTTGGGTCTTTAGTTAGGTTAAGATTCCTAGCATTCCCGTATAGAGATAGTTGGTTGGTGAGTCTTCTTGCCTGTCTACGTACAATACTGTTATCATTGTCTAAAGCGACAAAGAATGTTGTAAATCTTTTAGATAGGTGTACAACTGTCTGTGTATTGATCCCGGTTCCGTATAGAGGGATAGAGAAATATCCGCAAAGTGCGCAACGTACTGCGCTAACGTAATCTTCACAGAGTACAAGCGATAGTTTACTCTCGCTATCCACAGACACAGTATCAGATTGAACAATAGGCTCAATCCAATCAATAACTCCATCAGCTTTTCTCCAATCAGATTTGTATACTGATATATATTTAGGTATGCTAGGATCGGCAGGGAATCGTCTTTGCTGATATCCTACTAGCTCTCCATTAGAGTATATAGGAAACAGCAAAGACTGTCTACGATTGGACCAATAAATGGGATAGTCCTTTAGTGAATCGACTGTGATTCCGTGGGATATGAGCCAAAGCTTAGGTTCACTGGACTCCCACCTTGCAATAGAATTTGAAGCATCTGAGGGTAGATATAACGGAGCATATCCAGGTGCGCTTTCATGTCCTCCTTCGTCAGCTTCTCCAGACTCGTCGCATTCCAATAGGACAGGAACACTAGATGGTCGTAAATTACTCCCAGGCTTTCCTCCTGTACTCGTAGCTTTATCTGTGATCGGCCTAGCTGAAAGAAAACTATCAGCAACATAAGCGTGTTGGCAACAGTGATGGCAATAGAGAATGTATCCATGAGTTATCCTTTTAACATAGCAACGGTCATTATTCTTTCCGGTTTTGCAGTGGTGAACATTAGTCTGCTCACCAACTGCAAGTGATACAGAGTCTACTATCTCTTTAGCTTCTAGATACGGTATCTTCATTTACTTTAGCATTAAATGCTCTTCGTTTATAGCCATCCTTCCTGTCCTGCCTTCTTAATCATACGGTGGAGAGCAATCTCCAAGCCACGCTTACGGATGGGCTGGTCCTTATGGCAGCACACTGCCTCTGCAACAAGGCTCTCACCCGTAGGCTTGAACCATTCAACAAGGGTAAGATAGTTAGCACCACGATACAACTTACGGGAGTCAAGCCCTTCCTGCTTTAGCTTGTCTTTGTTGTAGTGGGTGATACGGAGGGTACGCTCAGGATAAGTGCGCTTCATTGCGGTAATGAGAGTGTCATTGCTCATAGTTATCTTCTTCCTGCAAATAAATATTAGTATTGATTTCTAACTGGTCTTCAATGTACACAACGTCTTGCTGTGGAAGCTTGTTGTTAATCTTAGCTTCTTCGTCGTACTCTGTCAAGACACTGTGTACTAGATTCCTACATCTTTTGCACAAGTCTTCAAAGCAATTTAAATCTTTCCTCCAGATAATTTCATACTCTCCTAGTTCTGAGTCACAGGCTTTGCAACGCATTATTTTGTAGGCCCTTTCTTTAAGGCTTGCCTGTATTCAATGTATTCTTCTAGTTGAGGACACCACTCCATATGTGGTTGCTCTTCATTTCGTCCGTTCATAGACCATGCGAATCCACCACACATACAATAGTGCTTGAATGTCTTTAAATTAATTGCTTCTTCATAAGTCATTATCTCTTCATCCCATTCATTACGTCCATCTTAGCACACCAGACTGGATAGTCTTTATGCTTATAGGACTTGCTGCACTTAGCCATGAACTTCTTAGTTATGTCTGCCTTGCAGCTTTCTTGTTTGTCTTTCCCCTTTGTCTGCGAACCTTTACTGGTACGCATATTACGGGGAGTCCATGTATTCATTCCCATTATTCGTCAATATCCTCGTCATCGTAGTCATCTGTCCGTCCATCAACAGTGCAAGTACCGATGATAGCATCATGACAGTCCATAATATTTTTACTAATATCGCTTAAGAAGTCTACCTTCTCGTTGAAGGAAAGTCCTTCCGGAAACTCTACGTATACTTCTAGATGCATATTGATTAGTCTTCTATAAGTTCGAGTTGCAAAACAATGTTGCTACATTCTCGTGAATTTAGTTTATATTTTTTCCAAAATCCGGGGATATATAATTTAGACTTATAGTATTCATCATACATTTGTGTTGTTGAACCGCATAAATTGTATGGCGTTTGCTTACCTCCTATACAACCACATAATACCATTAGTATTTCTAGTTCTTCCTTACTAAGAACTATTCCTACATTGTTACCTTCGTGTGTCACTATTTCCATATTAGCTTATCTTAACGATATATTCTTTTGCTCTTTCTTCTATCTCTAGTCCTCCCATAGAGCAAGTGTACAGAGAAGCTCTGAGACGAGAGCTATTACGGTGAAAAATATCAATGTCATCCGTAATCTTATCGACATTAAATAATCTCTCACTTCTTACGTGTTCCCAATCCAAATCACATAGCAATCTCCTAAAGATTGCAAGTTGCGTAGGATTCATTATGACAGCACATAATGTCTTATCATCATCTACAACAACTAATTCCATTTTAATTCCTAGTAAAGTAAGTTGGTAGCCGAGGCGAGACTCGAACTCGCAAGCTTACGCGGCGGGGCTTAAATCCGCTGTGTTTTCCAATTTCACCACTCGGCCATAGATTATGTATGTTTAATTGCGTATTTTTCGCACAACTTGTCGTCAGAAGTTGGCTCGTTTCCTACTAATGTTGTGTAAAAACAAGTAAGAGTTTTCCACGTTTCGTAGAACTGTTCGTAAACTTCTATACCGTGAAGCTTTTCTATTTTACTCCATAGAAGAAGATTAATAAGACATTGCATCAATTCCGCAGCTTCTGCGTCAAGTATTAGTCCTATTTTATCGGAATCTTTTACAACTACTGTCTCGATATACATAGCATGTTCCTAACTGCTTCCTGAATACGGTCACGTTCTTCGATGGATAGAATAGTAGTTCTAACTAAATCTTCTAACGATTTTATCACAGAGTCAATAGAAGATTCAATTTTATTAATATTCTTTCTTCTAAAGTATTCTGCTTCTATGTCTTCGTCGTCTAAGTCTGCAAGGTCAACGTCAACATCAACCCAAACCATATGTGAAACGCTCCTTAGATGGCGAGGCTAGAGGGATTCGAACCCCCAACCTATTCCTTAGAAGGGAATTGCTCTGATTCCAGTTGAGCTATAGCCCCGTATAGGCAAGTCTATTTGATAAGGCTTACTTACCGAACACAGATACCATCATGCCCTTAACCGCTTCCACTTCGGAAGGATTATCGAAGCGATTAAGGTAAGCAATCTCCAGGCCTTTGTCGTAGTCCTTAAGATTAAGGGAGTGTTGCACCCAGGAGAAGAGTACCCGAGCAGACATAACCACAGTTAGGTCACCATTCACGTATGCCGTGCGGCACAGATTAGCAACCCGCACCATTGCAGCCAGGAGCTTCGGCGTGGCACTGGGATACGTTGCCTTGAGCATGGATTCTTCGTCCTTAGGCTCAAGGAAGTCCACTTGGATGAACGAACCGATACGGTCCAGGGTAGCCGTATTCTGCGGTTGAGTACCGACAAACTTGCCGGTAGTGTCGCCGTTGCCACGAGTGTTGTCTGCCAGGACGTGACGGACATTCATGGCAGGAATGATTTTCTTATCCTCTGCTGAACCGGGCTTGTCCGGGAGAATCAGGTAACCACCCTTTTCGAAGAGATTCTGCAGGCACAGCATGACTTCCGGTGGTGCCGACATAGGTTCATCGTGCAGGAGAACTGCATTCTCTACTTGAATGCCTTCTGTGAGGAAACCATCGTGCCAAGTGGTAGACCCGGCAGAAGCAGAGATAGTGCCAAGGATACTGCTAGAATCCATGGTTCCATTGTAGTTGAAACGGTAAAGGGGCCGATTCGTAATGGCGCAGTAGTATGCAACCAAGGAAGACTTGCCGACTGAAGGAAGTCCAGTAAGAAGAATATTAGTATCCGTTTTTTCGAGTGCATATGCCAACTCCGACAATGCCTTGAGATTCGGACGGTAGTTCTTGTTGACTTCCGGGATATGCACACGAACATGCTCTGGATAGTCCGACTGCATAAAAACAGTCACCATCACATCTTCGTGGCCCCTTTTCCAGTTAGGAACGAGAGAGGACAGAGCCACCTTGTGAGAGGTATCCTCCGCGTCTTCATCCAGGAACCAAGGTTCCGCAAGAGTAAAAGAAACCTTCGCTTCCTCCATTGTATCTCGTGCGTTGTTCTTAGCCTTCACACGAGCGGCAATCTCTGCCTTCACTCGGTGAGTTGCAGAAGTCGTACTCATATCGTTTATTTTCCTTTTACCTGTTTTCTATTCTAGTATGCAATGTTCCAAAGTTGAGACAAGTGCCTTTGGCAATTGTTCAATATCGGACACTACGTAATGATGCTTATAAAGATGCGTCACGTTTCGGTCTTTGATACCGATACCGATGATATCACCTCTATGTTCCGCTTCAATAGCCTGTATAACGTCACGAGTGAAACCATACAGGTCTCCCCCACGGTACCCGGCAGGAGAACCGTCAGAGAGCACGACAAGCACCTTGCGAGCCTGTTTCTGAGCCTGCAAGCGTTCCCATGCTACGAGGATGCTATCCCCATCGGCATTGTTGGACATTTGGCTTGTTGCAAAGCACATATTCTCAAGCATACTCTGATTCCCGACGGGAATGTTGAACGGCTTGAAAACGAAATGCCTGTTCATCTTTGCTGAAGTCTCAGAGAATCCTGCAATCTCAAAATTGAGTCGCAGCATCTTACAGAGTTCTGCAAGAGCATATGCAGAAGCCATTGCCGCACGCATTTTGTATCCACCCATGCTACCTGAATAGTCTATTAGGATGGAGACAGCCGTGTCAAGGGCCTTAGACTCCTGTTTTGTCTTAAAGATTCGCTCAGTCCGTGAACTGTAAGGTTCGCACACTCGATAAATTTTATTAGTATCGAGTCTGCCCTTCCTCTGGTTGAAATGAGGGCGCTTGCGAGTCATTACCTGCAACAGTCTACGAGTCTCGCTAACCATTGTAGGAATGTTCAAGAGTCTCACAAGCCTTTCCACTTCTCCTACATCCTCTGCCCTCGTGTAATCTCTTCGGCGGTACTTACCGCTAAAGAATTCCTCGATAAGCGTAGTATCTGGAGTGTGGGGATCATATTCCCTACGTCCCTTATAAGAATCGTAGGACATATGCGTCGGGGTAGTGAGGTAGTGCCCACCTTCGTCCGTTTTGTGGTCGTGGGTTAGGTACTTCTCGTAGTCAGCAAAAGCTTCCTTTGAACGAGGTTTCTTCTCCCCATCATCGGAATCTTCGTCATTGTCGTCAGAGCCTCCTGCACCTGCACCTTCCTCTTTTTCACCTTTACCCTTACCTTCCTTAGGTTTTTGCTTCTGGAAGGATTCCTGAGCTTTACGCTTTTCTTCCTCAGGGTCAAGGCCGAAGACTTCCTTCATCACCTTGTGGATGAAATTGAGAGTGTCCTCGAAGGTTTCGCAGTCTGCGTATTCATCCATGAAATGTTCTGAGAGCTTATCCAACCATCCGATAGCTTCTTCGTCGAAATGATCGGTAAGCTTATGTTCCAAGCCTCGAAGCCCTGGCATGTCCCGCTGACGTTCCAACCAATCGAACGCCATCAGGGTAGCCATCGCTTTCGCAGACTTGTCCTTAAGGGCGTCAATCAGTCCCGAATAATTGTTATTAGTAATTATTCTGGGATAGGTGGAATTTTTGATCCCGGTCATACCAGGATAAATCTCGCATCGATTTTCATCGATACGATTGTCCTCTGCGATATTGAGGAAGGCACCATACAGGGTGTTGGTGTCAATCTCGTTATCGTTCAACCACTGCACGGATCCACGGTTAATGGGCAGATTATGCCCAATCTCGTGGAAGTTGCAATCCAGCCAATCCTCTGCCTCTGCGTCAGACGCATCTACAGGAAGCTTGGGAAGGATAATCCGTTTTCCGTCCGTGCAAGGGACTGGATTCGGGTGCCCATCAGGATAGAATTCTACCTTCAATCCTGCTGAATCGGCCAAAGCACGATTCAATTTTAGGATGGAATGATAGTCCAGATTGATGGGATTAAACTTTTTTGACATTGTTTGAATCCCTATACTAAGAAAATAAAATCCTGAGTTGCTTACACTACCTACCCAGGGAGGAACTGTCGGCGCAGTAAGCGTACGAGTTGCATAATTCGCTACACGGTTAGCAACCATACCATGTTAGGATCCGCTTTCAAACTCTAACCAAAAGCGAATTGGTAGTCAACCTATCGTTTTGCCACGTTTTACTAGCACGTGGTAGAGTGCGTTCATCGATGGAAGTCACGTCCCCAGAGTGTGAGACTGGGATTAGTAAGACTACTATTTTATAAACTAAATTGGAGTTAACCCCATTAGATAGTTTACTCCCAACTCTAACTTTTCTTCACAAGATTATTGTAAATAGTTTATTAGAATTGGAATTATTATATAGCAGATACAATCTATCACTATATAATCATTTTAGTTATATTAGAGAAATATATAAGGTATATATTTAACTATATACCAGTTAACAGACATAGTATAATCCATATCTGTTAAATGGTCAACAGTCAATATTTTGACGCTTACGGATTGGTAAACTCCGAAACTCCGCAAGCCTCATGGAATTTCTTCTCATTGAACGCCTTGTTACGTTCCCCCTCCTCCTCGCAATACTTGTGAACGAATTCGATGAGGGCATCATTCCAGCATCGCTCTTCTTCCGTTTCTTCATCCACCCTCACTAGAGAATGGATGATGCCTGCAATCATCACATAATCTTTTTTTGTCATCACACTTTCTCCTCCATTGCTCCCCAATCAAACTCAGGTGAGTCATTTTGAGACACCCAAAGAATTTCACAGTCTGGATTGGCATCTTTGCACTGTTCCTCTGCGTGCTCGGCATCATCCGCCATGCAGATAAACCCCATCCATCCCCATGTTTCTTTTTCTTCGTAGATTATCTGATATTGTTTCATTTACCAGTATCCTTTTTAACTAGACTACCACCATTGATAGGCTAGCCAAAAAAGAGGGGGTACATGACATACCCCCTAGGGGTATCGGAGTGTGAACCGATACTCAATAGCTGGAGTAAACGGTAGTTACCGGCTCCGAATTTTCATCATCCCATTCTGTGTGGATGATTTCATACATGTCTTCGAATTCTTCCCAAATCAGGGCGTCCAGACTTGAGTATTCCCGGATTTCTATACCGATATCGTTTTCCATCATTCAATCTCCGCTGTTTTCCTTTACTAGTAACCTTCTAAAAAGATTACTAGGAAAAGAAAAGGGGAGCCATTTAGACTCCCCTAATTCTAGGTTTGCTTACTCGTCACTAGCTTCCCGCTTTTCAGCGTATGACTTGCGCAGATTGTTGAAGTCTTGCGCAAGCAAGTCCGCCATCGTTTCCGGGTCCGCGCACTGTGCCACAAGCTTTTTCATGCTTTCCAGCATGGCCGCTAGCTTTTCCTCTGGCGTTTTGCTGTTTGCAGTATTGGCTTTCTGCAGGGCAGACTTGCCAAGGGGTTTGCCGTCCGCATCGAATAAATCGACTCCCCCCTCGATAGCGTTGAGAATGACCGACTTAGCAGACAAGTACGGTCCCGGCAAAAGCTTGGAAAGCTTCAAATGTCCGGGCTTACCTTTGCTGCCCTTGGTAGTCTCACGCTTGCGCGTTTCCTCATCAACGTTGACGTCGTCCATGCACCATGCAATTTCCGTTTCTTCGCAGAAACGTTCGGCACACTCACGCTGTTCAACGCCATCCGCTTCTGCCATGCCTGCATGCTCGATGGCATTCAAGATAACGTCACGGGTTTTGTTGAAATTGTCGATGGTCAACTCTCTGTGCACGTCATCTAGCGCCTTGAAAGATTCAATCAAAACGCTGAGTGATTCAGCGTCCGTCATGCCTGCCGTGAAAGTAGCGCCTGCCGGCTCTACCGTTACGAAGGTACCATCGACTGCTGCGTGCATATGAATAAGATTGCTCATGTTGTCACACTCCAAAAAAATTATTAGTACACAGTTAACGCTGAACACTCGGCATTCCGAATGCGCAGCGGATTGTGTACTAGTAACGTTTGAAGCATACCTAGATTTTAGCGACATTAGGGCAAGCCCCATTGCCTGCCCAAGTATTTGTTTTTCCTTGGTTTTAAACCGCTAGAGTAAGGCATACTTCCCAAGGTTAGCCGGCTATGAGTTTAGGGAGCCGGTGCATTCTAAATGCTTGGGAGCATCTTACCGCTTTGCGGTTTGAGCGGGGACCATTACCGGGCTAATTAAGCCGCAGCCGCGCTCGCTAGCGGTTTAGGGAATGGTCGCTACTCAATTCCCTATTCCACTCTGCACACTCTGCGCCCCAACACGTCCACGGGCTTTACCGCTCGACGCACGCTACCTACACCTTGACCCTGAGCGCACCCGCCATGCATGGCAAGATTGCTGCGGTACTCAAATCGTAGGGCTATCTACGTTATGGGGATATCCCTGGATTGATTACTCCATTCCAGGCGAGCCGTCGTGTGACTGACTGTGTGATATCCTAGGGCAAGCCGTGCCCGTTGCGCAAGCCCCCCTACGGGCGCATTGCGCGCTTTTGTGGCTTTGAGAATCCTCCCTAGTGGGCCGGGACATTCCGGCAACCGGGCTATTGCAGGACCTGTGCCAAGTCTGAAAACACTTTATAAATCAATAGTTTACGACAATAGGTCATTTTGCAAGGTTTGTGCCAGTGTAAAGTTTATTGACACCGTTCTATATGAATCAATGACTTAGAGTGTCAACAAATTTTACATGTTAACACTGTTTTCGCTAAGTGTTTGATTCTATTCGATATTTTTGTCAATGAATTTTACAATACTCTAAGTCTATGATTTTACTGATATCTTTTGAGCACCCCTAAAAGATACTGCTATGGCCATGTCTGTGCAGGTATCGAATGGGGGATGTGGATAACCCTAGCTTATGGCATCGACTTATCCACATATCTAAATGGGGTGTGGATAACTCATAGTTGGCATGGTCCTTGCTATTC